AACATCAGAAGAATCTTCCTTATTCGCAGAAACAATACAAATGGCAGTAACAAAAGAAATAGCAGAACAACAAAGACCCGGCGGCTTACTTAGCCCAATTTAAGAATTATGGCAATAGGATTTAGTACAACATCATCGTATGGAAATAGACAAATAGTTCCCGACAAAGGATTATCTTCAACAGAAACACCAAGAGTTCTTTTAGCTTCTTTTGGGGATGGGTACGAGCAAAGAATAGCAAATGGAATAAACTCTTTAGATCAGAAGTTTTCTTTAACCTTTAAAACAAGAACAAAAGCTGAAATAGATGATATAATAGCTTTCTTTGTAAGTTTAAAAGGCGTAACTGCTTTTAACTATGTAGTTGCAGATAGTAATGCTGGAGGCGGAGAAACAACTTATAAAGTCGTATGTGAAAAGTGGACAAAAACTTACGCATATGATAATTTTTATAGTGCAACAGCAAATTTTAGAAGAGTATATGAAGCATGACAGACCTTATTGTTAAAGATTTACAAAAGCAAGACCCGGGCTCAGAACTTATTGAACTATTTGAACTTGAACTCGATTCTTCAACAACTGTGTACTTTCACTCAGGAGTAGAAGAAGATTTAAGTACTGTCCAGTTTAGGGATGATAGTGGAACTTTAAGAACTTATACAGCAATTCCTCTACAGGCTCAAGGTTTCAAAAATGACCCGTCAGGAACAAGTGCTCGACCTACAATTTCTTTTGCAAATGTATCAAATACTTTTAAAAATTCTATAACAGATTATGAAAATTTACTTGGAGCAAAGTTAACAAGAAGAACAACTCTTGAAAAATACTTAAACTCTAACCCTCCTGTAGAGTTTCCAAGACAAATTTACATATTTGATAGAATAGCGGCACATACAAAAACTGTAATTTCTTTTGAGTGTGCTACTCCCTATGACTTACAAGGAATTACTGTACCAAAAAGACAAGTTATAGCAAATGGTTGCCCTTGGATTTATCAAGGAGCAGACTATACATTGAATGAATATGAAAAAGTTGGAGCTTGTACTTGGAATAGAGAAAGTAAATATAAAGCAGCCTACAAAAGTTCTTTAAATGGAGCAACAGAGTATATATCTTTAGTAAATCTAGACAATGAATATATAGTTCCTGGAACAGGAGAAAGTGGAGCAATTACCTTCTCTTCTACAGTGAGCAGTATAACAGAAAACAGTTACTATACTACAAATACTACTTTAGGCGGGTCAGTAAGAAGATTGAAAAAAGATGGAAGTATAGATACTTCTGCAGATAGTAGTACAGTTCCAAATTATTGGCAAGCACTAACAACAAGTAGTTCTCCAGGAACTTTAAGTGATAGTAATGCAAAAGTAAAAAGAATTAGAGTTTGGGATACTTACAGTGCTTCAACAACTTATTATGCTTATACAGATGATAGATACAATGATTATGTAAGATATACCTCTGGAAGTTTAACAAAACTATGGAAAGCAAAAAAGACTTCTGTAGGACAAACTCCAGAGTTTGGAGACTATTGGGAGCCAGGAGATGTATGCTCCAAGACACTAACAGGTTGTAAAATGAGATATGGATTCGATCCTATCTCTGCAGGAACTGCAACTTCAACAGGGAAAGCAAACCCAAGCACAGAGGTAGTATTACCTTTTGGAGGCTTCCCAGGTTCAAAGAAATTCTCGTAATGCAATTTTTAGACGAGATGTATGAAGCAGCAAAGAAAGCTGCTCCCAGGGAAATGTGTGGACTTGTAATCCAACAAAATGACGTAGAAAAATGGATTTTATGTCAAAATATTTCCGAAGATAAAGATGACTTTGAAATTGACGCAAAGGTTTTCGTTCAATATCAACTCACTTCAAAAATATTATATGTAGTGCATAGTCATTACAATCAAAAAAATTTAAAACCAAGCATTTATGATGTGAACAATTGTAACGCGGTGAATATACCTTATTTAATAGTAGGATATCCACAAAAGAAATATATTATAGTAGAGCCAAAATGACAAGAACAATATACTTAAACGGAAAAATGGGAGAACTTTTTGGAAAAGTTTGGAAACTGAATGCAGCAACTGTAGCAGAGTGCATGCACGGTATTGACTGTCAAAGAGAAGGAAAGTTAAAAAAATATTTATTAGACTGTACTGAAAAAGGAATAATGTTTACAGTTCAGAGAGGAGAAGAGTTTCTTGACTATGATAATTTGCAAATGAATTTAGCAGAAGACGATTTAATTATTACTCCAGTTCCAGCAGGTTCTGCGAATAAGTTATTAAAACTTATTGCGGGATTCTTTTTAATGGTAGGAGCAGCTTTTATGATGGCAACTATGAGCCTTGGCTTTTTTGCCACAGCAGGAGTAGTGCTTATGGGTATGGTAGGTTCAACATTAGTAAACTCAGCTATATCAGAATATATGGCGCCTAAAAAAGGTATGGAACGAGGAGATGCATTTCTTTTTGATGGCCCAGTAAATAACGCAAAAGAAGGTATTCCAGTACCTCTTGCATATGGTCAATTACTTGTTGGAGGAACTCCGATTTCTTTTGGATTTACAAATAGAGAACGTACATCTTCTTCGGGCTTTACATTTAAATCAAGTACAGGAGGAGTGAGTCAAACAACTGGACAAATACCACCTAACTCAGGAGTATCTGTAGTAGCAGAAGAAACTACACCTTCAGGTATTGCAGCACAACAACCTATCATAATAGATTGGGACTTTGATAAAGGAGGACAATAATGGTAATGAAGATTGTAAATATTAGTGATGGCGGTCCAGGCGGCGGCGGTCCAGCTGGTGGTCCAGGCGGCGGATACTATTCAAGCACTTATAATACATTTAATACTTCACAAGGTACAGAAAAACAAAGTGGAGTAGTAGTTGATGTACTTTCCGAAGGGCCAATTTATGGCTTAGTAAATGATGCTTCTTCTGTTTTTCTTAATGGAGTTCCAATATTAGACCCCATAACTAAAGTGAGTTATGGAGCCAAAATTTCAAATGATGTAAGTTATGTTGCAAGTACAAGAACTGTTACTGATAATAGTTCAAGTAATATATTTCTAAATAGAGACGCCAATCAAGGCACCTTTAGAATTTTTATAGCAGGAGCAAAAGCTTCAGGTACAGGAAATATCAGTACACTATTAGGCTCTACTCAAATAACATCAAGTTATTCTTTCTTTACTTCCAGTCTTGTAGGAAGTGGAATATCTATACCAGGAGCAGGGCCCAATGGCTCCACTTACTACGGATATATAAATTATATAATAAATGGAACAAATGCTAGTGTATATCCACCTGTAAATACTTCTGTTTCTGGAGGAAATATACTTATAAATTTACTTGCAGAAATAGCTTCTTTTTCTGGAAACACAGCAGTGCTCAAAGGTTCAGGAACTTTAGGAAGAAATGTATCAAATGTTTCCGCAAACTTAACAACACCTTATATACCCACAGCGACTTCAGCAAATAGATGGAATTATGAAGATGCTGGTTTTGCTTTTAGGTCCGGCACAAGAGACCAAAGTTTTTTACAATTACCCTCAAGTGTGGGAACTAACTCTTTAACAACAAACATTTCCCAAACTTTAAACACTACAGATTTTAATGCAATTACTTTTAATGGTAGTCCAATTTTTCCGTCAGGTTATATGGCTAGTGGAGGTTGGACAGATGTTTCTGAGCCAGATGCAGCAAGACTAGTCTTTACAAGTGATGGGATGAATGTTCCAAATCCAGGCGAAGTAGATGCTATAAAAGTAACTATAAAATTTCCAAATGGACTAATTACAGTAAAACCGAAAGACGGACATGAAGACCCTTGTTTTGCTGAGTTTCAAATTCTTTTTGAGTATTCAGTAGCAGGAGACTTCAGTGATGTAGTTACTGAAGCTGTATATGGATTATCAGATGAACAATTATCAAATAGAGTTCCTGGAACAGGAAATTTAGGGGGTATTTTCGGAGGATATGCAGGAAAATTTCTACATTCAGGAACAATTTTTAAAAAAACAAAGACACCTTTTGTTCAAACATTTTCATTTGATATAAGTAAATACCAACCCTTTACAAAATATAGAATTAAAATTGCAAAAATAAGTCCTACAAATGGTAAAATTGAGAGAAGAAACTGGGGTAATGCAACTCAATTACAATCAATTCAAAATATAATCACAGACAAACTTTCATATCCGTATACAGCTTATGGAGCTGTAATTTTTGGAGCAAAAGAATTTACTTCAGTACCAAGAAGAAGTTATGAAATTAGAGGACTTCAAGTAAAAGTTCCTACAAACTATTTTGCAAGACATGAACTTGGTGAAGGTAGTGCAGCTTCTTACACAAGAAAAGTTACTAACAATACTACTGTAACAAATGAAAGTGATTATCAAGACTGGGATGGAAATTTTAGAGGAGATATTAAAACTTTTACAGATCCTACTCATTCAAATTTTGCTACTGTATGGACAGATAATCCTGTCTGGATTCTTTTAGATATTTTAACAAATGACAGATACGGTCTTGGAAAATTCGTAGACCCTTTAGATGATTTTTCTTATATTGACAAATTTCAATTATTCCAAATAGCAAAATATTGTGATGAGCTTGTGCCAGATGGAAAAGGCGGAACAGAACCAAGGTTTACTGCAAATATATACTTATCTAAAATAGAAGATGCACAGAAAGTTGTAAATGATTTACTCAGCGTATTTAGAGGTTTATTAATTTGGTTTGATGGAAAATTTAGTCCTTCTATTAATGCATATAAAAGTCCTGTATATACTTTTACAAAAGGAAACGTAATTGGCGGAGAATTTGGATATCAATCAAGTTCTAGAAGATTTCGTTCGAATCAAGTAAGAGTTACTTGGAATAATCCAGACGATAATTATCAACAAGCTATAGAAAT